ATGATGGATATTCCAATAAAAAGAGACATAATTGGGCCATCTGAGAAAGAAAGAGTTGATAACTTTTTAAAACTCTATAAAGATCTCCCATTTGTAAAAGATGATATTCAATTTCTAACGACCCTGGCGGAAGAACAAGGGATAACATTGGGAGTTAAAGGCGAGGATCCAGATCTACTAAAATACCGAGCATATACGATAGCCGTCGCAAAAAACCTGGGACCGTATAGAACGTTTAGCAAATCGAACGCGAATCCAATAGAAAAACAAAAAGATGTAAAAAGATACGATCTTGTATCAGATGATTACATGCGTGGAAACACCAAATTATCTAAAACATCCAATGAGATAGATTCGTTAGATAGCGCCTGTCTTCTATTTGCGAGAACTAGAATGTTATCAACGGGTAAAGCTAAGGTTAGTAAATTCGAACATTCTGGAATTGGAAATGATAAACCAAACGAACCTTTCAATCTTTGGCCAATAGGCGGAGGTAATGCACTTAAAAACATCTCTATTTCGGATTTAAGAAATATGAATAAAATAAATGAGAAAGGAGAAACGGATGGCCAATAAAGTTATAAAACATTATTACGACGAACCAACTGACACTCGATTTAACTTAGAACCTGACAAAACTAAAAGTATTTCGGAACTATCTTTTTCTGAGCTTCGTCGTATGCTGGAGCGCCTCCGAAGTGAGCGGGAAGTCGAAGATGTAATAATGGATTTAAAAAGGCGATCGGGTGAGAAAAATACATACGAGCAACCTTTTATAATCGATACAACAACTCCAATCAACCAATTATACCATCACGGTATTTTAGGCCAAAAATGGGGCGTGAGACGATTTCAAAACAAAGATGGAACTCGAACGCCTGCTGGGAAAAGACGGTACAAAGATTCTGAAAAATCCGAAGATCATGTTAAAAGTAGGGACTTTAAATCGAAAGCCCCAGACGGTCTTTCAAATGAAGAGCTGAAGAAACTAAATGAAAGATTGCAATTAGAGGAGACTTATAAAAGACTCACAGCAGAAAAATTAGAGAAAAGTGAATCCTTTGTTAAAAAAGCAATCTTGAAAGGTGGAGGGGAAGCCTTATCCGAATTTAGTAAAGGTGTCTTCTTAGGTAGTGCGAAGATCTTTGTACAACAATTATCCCCACAGTTCGCAGAAGATGCATTTGGTATGAAGCCCAAAGATAAGAGATAAGGAGGACCAATTTATGAATCAAACAGTCCTTCAACATTACGGAATTATGGGTATGAAGTGGGGTGTTCGTAGGTATCAGAATCCCGATGGGTCACTTACACCTAGAGGTCGGGCCCGATTAGATAAGAAAGACATCAAGTGGGCCGAAACAAAGGGCGAGAAAATACGCGCTAAAATTCAAAAAACAGTATCAAAAGAAATGAATGAATTCGTCAAAACCCAATTGGAGATGTCTTATACGCCTACTGGTCGCATTTCTTCCGCTACAATTTTACAGTATAACAATAAACTAGCATCGCTTATGAACGAAAGAGTTTCTGGAATACAGGCTCCATCTGGGCGAGTGTTAAAATTTGTTGCTAAACGAGGTGAAATTGGGGTTTATACAGCAGTTGCCGACGCAGGTTACGATATGGAACAATTGAAACAAGGTGTCTTCAAATCTGGCAAGGTTGCCTATAAACAAGAAAATCTAATGCGAAGGGGTGATTAATATAAACTTATTTAGCAATAGATTAAAACAAGCATGGAACGTCTTCAAAAATTCTGAAGAAAATGTACCATATTCTATGTCGGATCTTGGTTACGTATCGTCATTCAATCCTAGTCAGGTTCGGTTATCAAGGGGAAGTGAAAGATCTATTATTTCAACTATTACCACAAAAATCGCAATGGACGTTGCTAGTTTCAATATACAACATGTCCGGTTGGATGATGAAGATCGTTATTTAGAAACAATTAAAGACTCTTTAAACCATTGTCTCACAGTAGAGGCGAATAAAGACCAAACAGGTCGTGCATTTATTCAGGATGTTGTAATGAGTATGTTTGATGAAGGCGTTGTTGCGATTGTCCCCATTGAAACAATAGGCGACCCAACAATATCTGATAGCTATAAGATTTTATCACTTAGAACTGGTAAAATTAGGGAATGGTTTCCAAATCACGTTCGAGTTGAAGTTTACAACGATAATCGTGGTATAAAACAAACAATAACAGTTCCAAAATCGATTGTTGGTATAATTGAAAATCCATTATATGCAATTATGAACGAACCAAATTCAACCTTACAACGATTAAGAAGTAAACTTAGTCTTCTCGATGTAACCGATGATAAGATGAGCTCTGGTAAATTAGATCTAATTATTCAATTACCATATACCGTTAAATCCGAATCAAGAAAAGCAGAAGCCAAAGATAGAGTCCAAGCGATTGCCAATCAATTGGAAAGTAGTCGATATGGTATAGCTTATGCGGATGCCACGGAACGCATTACACAGTTAAATCGTCCAGTTGAGAATAATTTATTAGCACAAGTTCAATATCTGACAACAACATTCTATAATCAACTCGGTATGTCCGAGAACATATTCACCGGAAAGGCTACTGAGCAAGAGCTTCGTAATTATTACGATCGAACGGTCGAACCAATTGTTACAGCAATCATTGATGAAATGATTCGTAAATTCTTGACAAAAACAGCAAGAAGCCAAGGTCATTCTATCATGGGTTTCCGTGACATATTTAGACTTGTTCCAGCTACAGAGTTGGCCAATATTGCGGATGTATTTAGCCGTAATGCCATACTAACATCGAATGAATTACGTCAGATTATTGGAAGAAAACCATCAAACGATCCACGTGCAAATGAGTTAAGTAATAAAAATATGCCGGAACCAAACAATCAAAATGGAAATAATATTAAACCAAAAGCAGAGGAGGAAGAAGATTTAATTGAACATCCACCAACGCGAGAGGAGGTTTCCGAACAGATTGATCGTTTGAAAAGCAAACTTAGAACACTCTGATGTTTATAAATCAATAGGAGGAAATATGAATAAGAAAAAAAAGTATGACTTTAGCGGGTATGCCACTAAGGTCGGTCTAAAATGTGCAGATGGTCGAACCATTATGCCGAACGCTTTCGAAGATATGGACGGTGCAAAAGTACCATTAGTTTACCAGCATCTTCACAATGATCCAAAAAATGTGTTGGGACATGCTATTTTAGAAAACAGAGCTGACGGCGTGTATAGCTATTGCTATTTGAACAACACTGAATCCGGAAAAGTTGCAAAAGATTTGGTAAAACATGGGGACATCGACTCTTTGAGCATTTATGCAAATAACCTAGTGCAAAAAGGTTCCAATGTTGTTCATGGTGTTATAAGGGAAGTTTCCCTAGTTATTTCAGGTGCTAACCCAGGGGCATATATCGACAATCTCGCATTTGAGCATGCCGACGGTAGCATAGTTAAAGATGATGAGGAAGCTATCATTTCTATCGGAGCACTCGTACACGATGCAATCGATATGCCTGACGAAGACGAAAAAGAAATCGATCTAACAGAAGACGAATTAGAACATGCGGCCAAAGATCAAAAGACTGTGGCTGAAGTTTTCGAAACGTTGAACGAGGATCAAAAACTAGTAGTGTATGCCCTAATAGCACAGGCATTAGAGGTAAACGAAAAAGATTTAAAACATTCCAATATTGAAGGAGACGATGCAATGAAGAGAAATATTTTTGAACAAAATGACCAAAACATAACACACGGAAACCTAACAAGAGAAAAACTTCGTGAAATTTTCAACGATGCTAGACAGTCCCAGTCAACATTAAAAAATGCATTCCTAGCACATGGCTATGCTAGCATTAGAGATGCGTTTGAAGATTATGAACATCAAGGAGATGTGCTTGCGCATGCTGGTACATATGGTATTGATAATATCGGTTATTTATTCCCAGATGCAAGAACAACAACCAACACTCCAGCATTTATTAAAAGAGACACTGAATGGGTTTCCAAAGTTTTTGGTGCTGCTAAACATGTTCCTTTTGCAAGAATCAAAACTGTGCTTGCAGACATTACGGCTGAAGAGGCACGTGCAAGAGGTTATATAACAGGCAACGAAAAAATTGATGAAGTGTTTACTCTATTGAAGAGAACAACAGACCCTCAAACAATTTACAAGAAACAAAAATTAGATAGAGATGACATTATAGACATCACAGACTTTGATGTTATTGTATGGTTGAGAGCTGAGATGAGGATGATGCTTGAAGAGGAAATTGCTAGAGCACAATTAGTTGGAGATGGTAGATTATCTTCTTCCGATGATAAAATTAAAGAAGACAAAATTAGACCAATTGCAACCGATGATCCAATATATACAGTTGAGGTTCGAATTCCGGCCGATGCTACAACCGATCAAATGATCGACCAAATTATACTAGGACGTAAGAAATATAAGGGTACTGGTGTTCCTACTTTCTTTACTACTCCTGATGTTAATGGCGACATGCTTCTTTTAAAAGATAAAACTGGCAGAAGATTATATAATACTGAAGCCGATTTAGCAGCTGGCATTCGTGCAAAAGAAATTGTTGAAGTTCCTGTTATGGAAAATAAGGTTGTTGTTCTGGAACCAGCAACAGCATCGAAGGATGGTTTACAAAAGAGACTTATTGGTATTTCAGTTAATATGAATGATTACTCTCTTGGTGCTGATAAAGGTGGAAGTATTACAATGTTTGATGATTTCGACATTGACTTCAACCAATACAAATACCTAATCGAGACTAGATGCTCTGGAGCATTAACAATGCCACATTCAGCTATAGCTTACTGGAAGTTGGAAGTTATTCCAAAAACTGGCGAATAATTCGGACTCATTAATTCAAAATGGAAGGAGGTAGCCTATTATGGCTAAATTTTCAGGTTTAATAGGCTATGCTCTCCAAGAGGAGACGGCCCCAGGCGTTTGGACAGATAGGATTGTCGAAAAGAATTATCGGGGCGATGTCATTTTAGACCAAAGGAGATGGCAATCAGCCGAACAGGTTAATGACAATTTAAACCTCGATAATTCAATTTCAATTATCGCAGACCCATATGCCTATCAAAATATTGGGAATATTAAATATATTGTCTGGAATGGTGCGACGTGGAAGATTCAATCTATCAGTATTAATCGACCTAGAATTATATTACAGATTGGGGGAATTTACAATGGCAAAAGACCGGTTAAGTCTCCATAATAAGTTAATAGAAATTTTAGGATCTAATAATGTATATTTTCAACCACCAACTTCTATACGTTTAAACTATCCATGCATCATATATAAAAGAGATGCAGAGGATCCATTTTATGCGGATGATATTAAGTATTATGGTATGAAAAGATACATGATAACGGTAATTGATGCGGACCCCGATTCA